CGAAGGTTACTCCCTTGCATGCCTCGTCATATAGTACCTTTCCTGCAGCCGTGGATCCCAGCACAAAATGTCCCACGTCAGCCGCGCCTCTGCTTGCGTCGCTTCCCGCGGTCGGACGTTTGTCGAAGTCCACAACCGGTGTGGTTGTACCACCAGAGCATCCCTCCGTAACCACCAGTCCCCCGAGAAATCCCTCGCACTTATAGGGTATTACAAAGAAGCCCATATCAGCCGCGCCCTGATCCATGTCAATACCGAGCACATTAATATTTTCTACTGCCAGATGAAATGGCAGTGCTACTGGTTCATTTCCTCTTAACATTTTAAAATCCTCCTGCTTAAATTAAAGCATTATTTGTTTATCCGTGCCCCGGATTAGACCGGGGCATCATGGTTATGACGAGGCTATCCGTACTATCCTGGCCAGCCTGTCCGTTGCCACGGGGAATTTTACCCCGAAGGCGCTCTGCCCATACCAGGCCACTGCCTTGCGTCTGCCGAAATCTCCGACGTAGTTCATTTGCGCCCTGAGCTCGGGGGGTTCCGTTTCTAAACGCGCCACTGCATCCTTACCGAATATCACGGCCTCGCCGAGTACATTAGCCGTACCCACGGAATTGGACAACGCGGACTCATTATTGACCTCGACCGCGCGTATGCTTTCTACCTGCCCAATCTCCCCATTCCAGATATGTTCACCCTTCTGAAGATAGAGATTCCATGCCTCGATTATTTTATCGTCTTTCAGACCCCGGAGGGCCTTTGTGGAAAACAGTCCGGCATAATGCTCTCCCTTCCAGAACGGCACATGCAGGTCTTTCTGCATATAATCCCTGATAGTGGCGAGATGGTCCTTGGTAAGATTCACGGTTGCCGGGGTAGAAGGGGTGCCGTCCGTGTCCCAGGTGCCTCCGGTCAGGGATGTCGGGATAAAGATGATTTTTGCGTCGGTGCTGGTAAATTGTGCGGCCGCCGCTATGTCCATATCTTGCTTCATCTGATCGATTAAGGCCTCTTGCGCGGCCTGTTCAGGGTCATATTTGGAGAGATCCTGCATCAGGCTGGTAAACTCAACCCCGCGCCCTCGTTCCTGGATGGTAATGGATGTCTTCCCCATGGTCAGTTTATCGATGGGTATCCTGATATCCTCACTCAATACGGCACTGGTAGGATCTGCCAGGGGATTATAATATACCAGTGTAACGCTCTCACCCATATGCTTGCCAAAGGAGTCCACCTTTTTGGTAAACCCCATGAATTTCCACTGCCGTGCCGCTGCCTTTAGAAGTTCGTTCCCAAGGGCGTGGTTTTTAAATACGCCGCTCGTGGCGTCGTATGTCCATGTCAATACGTTTGTTGTCATTGTTATTGCTCCTTCCTTTGATTACAGACGCCGCTCGTTCCTGACGTCTTCAAGGACATCACTTATGCTGATCGGGGCGGCTATTTTGTCACCCTCTTTTGACGGTGTGTCGGCTGAACCATGTCCCAGAGTCAGATTAGCCTCCTGGGCGGTCGTGGCCTTTTTGGCCGCCGCGTCTTTTCGCTCCTGCTCCGATGCCGTTGCATCACCGCCCGGCACTGATGTCCGATAGTTTTCCGTCTTGTTGATCGCCCACATGATCTGTGCGTCAAAATCCATGGGCGTGCCTTTTTCATCTTTGGTAGGGGCCGTATTACACACCATTGCGAAATACTCGTCGTCCGGGTCGATCTTATGTTCCTTCGCAACATCCCGTATATGGGTTTTTGCGGTCTGGAGTGCATCGTCATCATGGGTTGGTTTCGTGTCGTCCCCGCCCGGCTTTTTTTTAGGCTCCTCGGTTATTTTATCCCGCTCATACCTGCTGATATCCCTGTATGTATCCGCCTGGATCTCCGCTACCTGATCCTGATAATCCGCTGCATCGGGGTCGAGTGCGTCTATCTTTTTTAGTGCCTCCAGGTTGCAGTCCTTGGCAAACGCCCGGGCGTCTTTTTCAAACTTCATATCCTGGGCCTTTTTTGCCTCGGCGTCCTTAAGACTCGTCATTTCCTCTCCTTGAGACTTAAGCTCCGCTTCGAGCCTGGTTTTTTCCCTCTGTATCTCCTTGTATCCCGTTTCAGCGTCCTCGTGAGTCTTAAAACGTAAGGGCTCCTTGGATGCCTCGGGTTTCAAGAGAACTTCCTCTTTCTCCGAACTCTCAGGCTTTTTTTTCTCTTTCTCAGGGTGTTTAACAGTTTCCTCAGCCTTTGCAGGGCCGGGTTCTTTGCTCGATGTGGATTCCGGGGTTTCCTTTTCTTTATCGGGGGCATTTTTTTTCTGATCTCCCTCGAATATGTCCAGGGCGTCGGCCATTATCCCGTCGAGACTTACTACCGGCGTGGTCTGCTCTTGTTCTTCCATTGTCATTCCTTTCAATTATCGTTTAAATGCCGGGAAGAAAGGGTTGCCACCATTGTTTCCGGCGCCAGTAGAAACCCTTTTCCTTCCGACAAAATCATTAGCTATTCAGTGTGTTCTTCTCTTTTGAGATGTCTTTTGTATAATTCCGACACGGCTTTTCTCGCTATGTTTTCGCGATTACCTAATTCTTTAATAATGTTGCTATACGCGGTCGCCATCGGATCAGCCGTTATTAGTTCATCGATTCTTTGCGTTAGCTTGCCCGTGACCATTGCCACAAGAATCGTACCCTCTCTCGAGGACTTTAAATCCAAGGCCCCGGCCTTTTCTCTGAGATTCGCTTCCGTCTGCGCATCACTGATATCCTTGCGCTTTTCCTCTTCCCACACCCTCGGTGTGCGACTCAGAGGGTCCATGGATGGGCCTTGTTCCATTCCTTGTTCCATTACCATTACGTGTTATCTCCTTGTGTGTTATTTTTGTTCGCGGGTTCATCGCGACTCGCCACGAGATCTTTGACGCTGTTTTCAATGTCCTGTATCTTCTTGGCAAGATCCGCCATGCCGGAGGCCTCTTCCATTTCCTGCATCTGTTCCGCGTTCTTCATCTGCGTGGCCTGTGCGATTTTTAATTGTTCCTCTATCTGTTCTGCCTCTTCCTTAGTGGGAATTATGCCCTCGTCCGCCAGATTTATCCTGGTCTCTATGGATTTTAGGATCTTGTAAGCAGGTAGATACGGGGCATATTTCGGGGACTCGGACAGGGGAATAATCACATCCTTTATGTTCATAAGCGTGGCATTCTCCTTCATAAGCGCCTGAATGCCGGATATATGAAAGCTCCCGTCAAACTCCGGCAACCCACGAAGGCCTGTAGGCGCATCCGGGTCAGCCTCGATGCCGTATTCTTTTAACTCCGCTTCCTTAAAAACTTCCAGCAGATCCTTGTATCCTATCTGTGATTTGATTATATCCAGGACCGTCTTCAATATTACAATAGCCCCGGATTCCAGATTCTCTCCCATCAGACCGTATACACCCATGGCCTGATCCAGATTCATAGCCGCCTCGCGGAATGTAATATCCTTGCGCCATCCGGGAGATCCCTGTACCGAATCCGGCACAAAGGAACCCCGCTGGAAATATTGATCATAAAATTGTGTGTTGGACAGGACATCGCTCGTCCTGGATCGCCTCTGCACTGTACGGATCGCCTGCTGTCCGCTGCCTGTTTCCCGTGTGGCAAAGTCTTTTCCAGGGACTACGGCGGAATCATTAGGATCAATAAGCGCGTCAACATTAATCTCGGTCGGCGGATTGACGACCCACTGCATATAGTCCTGGTGCAGACAGACAATATTGTTCATTGCTTCCCATACCGTCATCACGCCCTCGAGAAGACCACGACCACCATTCCGCAGAATATCCGGCAGGGGTGAAAACGATACGCCCGGCCAGCGAAGTGATGTAAATTGGGGCTGCTTTGGTAACTGTATAACCCTGCCGCCCGCGATAGTATATCTGGCGGAAGGGAGTAGCTCCTCGCCGTTCGGCGCGAGCACAATGCCCCAAAACTCGGACGTAAGAGTGGAGTCGACGTATTCGGACCGTTGCCATGTTTGTTCTCTTCTCGCGGCTATCGCCTCTTTGGTCATGAATACATTCTCCGGTTCAGCGCTGCCCATGTCTTTTACGCGGTCGACATCGAAATACCGGCCGGCTTTCTCGCCCTTTTTCAGCACGTAATAAGCGAGATATTCTTGATGAATCCAGTATCTCCCGGATTGAGGATCACGCGACATGGCATCAGGATCTCTCAGAATCTTCCAGGGTTCAACAAGCGTAAGTTCTAATCCCTGCCCGGGAATCCACCTCGGGATAACCTCCATGCTCACGCCTACCGCGAGGGACATTATAGTGGCATCGGTAAAACGGAGCACGAAATCCGCGTGTTGCGAATTACACTGTGTCTCTATCAACTTTTGCCAGAATTCCGCGATACCCTTGTTTTGCGCGTTTTGGATGGTGAGATAGTTAGGTGAAAAGGCCTTCTTTATAGCCGCCGCACCATACTGTATCGTCTGAAACG